CAAACCTAGAAAAAGAGTTAGAGAATAAAAGAGATGAGAAATGGTATAAAGATCAATACAACAGAAATAGAGAACCTAAAGACCAAATAGGGTATGATGAACAATTTGGAACTTATGTAAAATGAAAATACTTAATTTATATGCTTGTTTAGGTGGTAATAGATATAAGTGGGGAGATGAACACGAAATTACAGCTGTAGAATGGGATGAGGAATTGGCAAAATTATATAAAGAGAGGTTTCCAAAAGATAATGTTGTTGTTGCAGATGCACATCAATACTTGTTAGACCATTATAAAGAATACAATTTTATTTGGAGTTCTCCACCTTGTCCTACACATAGTAGAATGAATTTTACATTTAAAGGTAAAAGACAAACAGACAATAGTAAATGGAAATTAAGATACCCTGATATGAGGTTGTACGAGGAAATAATTTTTTTAGATAATTTTTTCAATGGCAAGTATGTAGTAGAAAATGTAATACCATATTATGAACCTTTAATACCTGCACAAAAAAGAAACAGACATTTATATTGGTGTAACTTTAAATTACCACACATAATAAGCGACAGAAAAAATCCTGACTTTACAAGAGTAAAAAATGTTATAAAAGTTATGAGTGAATTTCACGATTACGATTTTACTAAATATAAAGGAAAACAACCTACAAGAAAAATTGCAAATAATTTAGTAGATTATGTTGCAGGAAAAACTATACTTGATACTGCTTTGGGTAAAATGGTAGAATTTAAAACAGATCAAAAAGAGTTATTTTAAAACAATAATTTTTTTTCGTTATATAATTAATTAATTAATATTTTATTAATAATGGATAAAAGAAAAAATAATGGTGGACACTCTACAAAAGGATTTGCAGGGAGACCAAAAAAAGCAGATGAGGAAAGGTTAATAGAAAAGTTAGATAATCTTATTGACAATGATGAGGTTATAAAAACATTAGGTAAAAAAATTCAAGAGGGTTCAGACAGAGCTATGAGTTTGTACTTTGGATATAGATATGGTAAACCAAAAGAATCAGTAGATATTAATTCTAGTGAGGGTTTTAATATCAATTTTAAAGACCTGATAAACTTTAAATGATAGACATAAACAAAAAGTATGCACCTATCACACAAACAGATTCACGCTACTTTATAATAACTGGGGGTAGAGGATCAGGAAAATCTTTTAGTATAAACCTCTTATTAGTTCTACTTACATACGAGAAAGGTCATACAATACTATTTACACGATATACACTAGCATCTGCTTATGTGTCTATTATTCCTGAATTTATAGAGAAGCTAGAACTACTTAATATATTTGATGACTTTTATATAACAAAAGATGAGATTAAAAATAAGCGTTCAGGAAGCAAGATAATCTTTAAGGGTATAAAGACATCAAGTGGAGACCAAACTGCTAACCTAAAGTCATTACAGGGCGTTACAACCTTTGTTTTAGATGAAGCAGAGGAATTGACATCAGAGGACACATTTGATAAAATAGACCTATCTGTGAGACAGCAGGGAAGTCATAATAGAGTAATCCTAATACTAAACCCTACAAGCAAAGAACATTGGATATATAGAAGATACTTTGAGGACAAAGGAATACAAGAGGGGTCTAATACAACTAAAGACAATATTACATATATACATACAACCTACATAGACAACAAAGAAAACCTATCAGAAAGTTATTTACAACAAATAGAGAATATCAAGAAAAGGAGACCTGAGAAATACAAACATCAAATGTTAGGTGGGTGGTTAAGTGCAGCAGAGGGCGTTATATTTACTAATTGGAATATAGGTAAATTTAAAGAAGTAGGTAAAACAGTATATGGGCAAGACTATGGATTTGCAGCAGACCCTAGTACATTAGTTGCAACCAGTATAGACATGACAAACAAAAAGATATATTTAAAAGAATGTTTTTATAAACCTAGACTAACAACATCAGAGCTTATTGCACTAAATAAACAGTTTGCAGGAGAATCACTAATAGTAGGAGATTCAGCAGAACCTAGACTAATCTCAGAACTTAGATCACATTGTAATATAGTGGCAAGTATAAAAGGACAGGGTTCTGTTACTTTTGGTATTAGCTTATTGCAAGATTACGATTTAATAATAGATGAGGACAGTATTAACCTCATCAAAGAGCTAAACAATTATGCTTGGTTAGAACGAAAATCTAACACACCTATTGACAAATTTAACCACTTATTAGATGCAATTAGGTATGCTGTAACATATCAATTACAGAATAAAAACAGAGGTAATTACTATATTTCTTAAAAAAACTTATTAAATATTTTGTGGATAACTAAATAAGTTGTATATTGCAGTATAATTAAAAAACAAAACAAAATGGAAAATACAATAGATTATACTGATATTACAGGTTACAAAAGATATAAAGAACTTGTGAATAAGTTAAAGAATCAAACAATTACAAAAAAAGAACATAAAGAATTAGAGATTCTTGCATTTGGAGAAGATTTTGCAAATGACAAAAATCCTAACAAAAAATGGAGATGTTAAACAAAGGGCAAGGAAACTTGCCTTTTTTTTATTAAACAAAATGAAAATATATAAAATAGAATATTGGTTTTTATCTTTTATAGGAGATGAAGATAGTGGGTATGACTACGATATAGTAGAGGTAGAAGCTATAAGTCCAAAACAAGCATTACTAAAGGCAAAACAAAAAGCTCGTAGAGGTGCAAAACATTTTACAATATTATGATAAAAGCAACAATACATTTTACAACTAATACTGGAAGAATTACAACAGTAACAAAAGAATTTAATGGGCAAAGGCATATAGACAATTTTGTAACTTATGCCACAACCTATTGGAATAACATAACAGGACTAGACAAAATAGAATATGAAAAAAGTTAAATTTATACTAAAGATCGTAGGAGAGTTTTTATTTGTAGCATCAATATTTTTTATGTATTGGTTAGCTATGGTTATCTATTATGGATAAAATTTATTAAATTTAGATATGGATAAAATACAGAACTTACACGATCTTAAATATTATACTAATATGAACCTTGTAACTGAGTTAGCTCTAAAGTGGAGTAAGGCAAGACCTAATAATAAAGAAATACAGGCATTGTCTAAGGCACTTACAGATATTGCATTTTATGTAATTAGAGTACAAGAAGATTTGGCACAGCACAAGGTAGCAATAAGTGATTATAGAGAGGACAAAAATAAAACAATATTAAAGTATCGTAGAATAAAAGAAAAATTTATTAACTTAAAGAAACTACAAGAAACCACTTAGGATTTTTCATAAGTCAGTTTAGTTAGTTAATTTGAGTAGTTTGGTAGTGAGCAGACATACACATTTTCCAAGTGGTTTGGTGTGTGTTTAGCTCACTTTTTTATTTATTAAAAATCGTAAATTAAATTCGTTATATAGTTATGAAAAAGAAGTTAAGTGTTCCTAATGATTTAAGCGAAATCACTTTAGGTCAATATCAAAAGTTTCACAAATTACAAGAGCAAAATAATGATCCATATTTTGTACAATGCAAAATGATAGAGATTTTTTGCAATTTAGATGCTAAAGCTGTAAGACAAATGAAAATGTCAGATGCAGAAAGAGTAGCTAAAATTATTAATGATATGTTTGAGAAGAAACCACCTCTTATGCACAGCTTTTATTTAAACAGTAAAGAGTTTGGTTTTATTCCTGACCTTAATAATATAAGTTTTGGAGAATATATTGACTTAGATACACATATATCTAACTGGGATAACATGCACCTTGCTATGAATGTGTTATATAGACCAGTAAAAGATAAGATACAAGACAAATACTTAATTGAAGAATATGACCTAGACAGAAAAGATGAGTTATTAGAAATGCCAATGTCTGCTGTTATGGGTTCAATTTTTTTTTTGTTTCGTTTAGGGAGAGACTTGTCAAAGACTATGACCAGTTATTTGGAAAAGGAGAACAAGGGGGACTTGACAGCGTTTCTAACTTTTCAAGAAAATATGGATGGTTTCAATCAATATATGCACTCTCTCAGGGGCGTGTTGAAAGATTTGAAAATATCACTAAGTTAGACTTACATCAATGTTTGTACACCCTGACTTATATGAAAGAAAAGCAAGAACTAGAAAATAAAAGAATAAAAAAAAGTTTTAATAAATGAGCAATCAGGGAGTAAGAGGGTTTTACCAAGTAACTGACACGATTAAAAACCAGTTGTTAGATGATAGAAACATTAATACAGTAACTACTGGAGACATCACACAAATCAATCTTAGAAAACAAGATATATTTCCTTTAGGTCATATTATTATTAATAGTGTAACAATAGAAGAACAGGTTTTAAGATTTAACATTACCCTGCTTACTATGGATATTGTCAATATGCAAAAACAAGAAACAATAGACATATTTACTGGAAACACTAACGAACAAGATATACTTAATACACAATTAAGTGTCATCAATAAAATAGTGCAAGTCTTAAAAAGAGGAACACTATACACTAACAAATACCAGTTAGATGGAGACCCAGTTTGCGAACCTTTTTTTGATAGGTTTGAAAATGAATTAGTAGGGTGGTCAGCTAATATGGACATAATAATTAATAACGATATAACTATATGCTAAAATGGAAGTTTCAGAAAATTCAAAATTAACGCTTGACCTTAAAACTATTGGAGTAATAATATTTTTTACAATATCTCTAGCAACGACATATTTTACTTTGTCATCATCAGTTGCACAAAACTCAGAAGATGTTGCAGACTTAAAAGATAACTCTGTAAACCCTATTGAGTTTCAATATAAAGATGAGCTAGTAAGATCAACAGTACAAAGGTTAGAGGAAAAGCAAGATGTACTCTCAGGAGACATAAACGAAATAAAAGAAAACTTACAAAAAATAGATGAAAGGTTATATCAAATAAGCAAAAACAGATGAGAATTTTAATTTTTATATTGCTTCTTAGCAATACAGTATTCGGTCAGAAGTTTAAAAATGATATAAGTGTAGTACAATTTTCAGCAGGTTTTGTAAAAGATTCAGAAGTAAAACTGACACCCTTTGAGGTTTACAATGTGTACTATTTTACAATGGAAGAAAGAGCTGTTTTATTTAAAGAAGAAAATATAAAATATTTACCTACTGTTATTTTGTATCATAATGGCAAAGAAATAATAAGAGTAGAAAGTGGCATAGACCTAAAATTACCTGAAAACTGTATAGAGCTTATAAGTAAAAACATAGATAAACTAATAGAAAACAAATTTTAACATGAAACAATTACTAACTATATTATTTTTATTTACATCACTAAACATACAAGGACAATTTTTTAAAGATGTTTTTAAGTATTCTACTTTATACACATCATACACAGAGAGCAGTCCACTATTTACACCTGATAGATATTTTGTAACACAAGAGGGAGATGTTGTAGATATAACACCTGAAAAGTCTAATGACTATTTATTAAGTTTTGGATGGCGTAGAATTGCAAGATTTGACTACGAAAATAAAGCTAAAAAGTTTTATGATGGCACAGAGCAAAACTCTAGTTTACAGTCTAACTCAGGATCAATAAAAGGACTTGAATATTTATTTCAATATACAAAAGGTAAACAAAGAGGTAGAGAGTTTACAAGTCAAAGATATTTTGTAAGATACCTAGCAAAATACTGGAGTGCAAAAATAGAAATGCAACAAAATGGTCTAATTAATTTAGATTACAAAGCTGCTGATGTAAGGTTTAGATTACCTATAAAAAAATTTAATTTAAGTATTGGCTCAGTTGTAAGAACACACAAACCTTATGGCTATTCTCCTATTGCAGAATACCTTGCACCTGATGATGTAAACTGGTGGGATTTAGCATACGAGTATGGATTTCAAGATGTAGGTTACTGGATAGATTATAATTTTGATGGACAACCTGATGCAATAGACTGGTACTGGCTAGATGAAAACGGAGAAAGAGTAGCAGATACAGACTTAGATTTTAGAAAAAATGATTATGAAGATATTGTAAATCATTACAACAAAACACAACTAGATGCAATAGGAACTTTAGGTACATTGTCAGGAGTTGTAGGTTTAGATTTTTACCATTACGGAAATGGTGGTAAATGGTGGTTACATAGTTGGGGTAATGTTTACCCTATACACAAACATATTAGAGGTAATGAAGATTTTAGTTATGAAAGATTTTTAGGGAAAAATGACTGGATAGATTACAATTATGGAGTTATGTTTGGATGGAACATTACAAAGAAATTTGGAATATTTACAGAATATGAAAAAACTAAATTTTGGGATAAAGATTTATTATATCTAAAAGCAGGTCTTAACTGGCAATTATAATGTTTGAAGAAAGTAAAAAAGAATTAAAAAGATTTGCTGATTATGTTATACAGCAATCAAGAAGCAACCTAAGTAGAGATAG